ATTTGATCATTGTACTCTAAAGATTCGTATTCTTTAGCTGTTACGGTTAAACCAGTCAAAGGTAATGCTACTGTTGCACTGTTGTTAACAACGGCAATGTAAACAACACCACTTGAATCCATGATTGATTTACCATATTTTTGAGCTGGTAAATAGAAATCGAAATCAGCACCAGAAGTAACTGAAGCGATTGCCAATGTAGACATAACTTCTTCAGCATTTTCCCAGTTAGTGATTGATGCAGCGAAATCAACCTTGATGATTGAAGTTGCGCCAGTTGCACAAGATGTACCAGCCAAAGTAGCGTAACCACTAGCAGAAGCTGAGTCAAATTGATACAAGTTAGCTGTAGTTGTAGCTCCAGTTAAAGTAGTAGCAGCACCTTTAGATTTGTCATAAAGACCGTTCTCTCCGTAGAAAGAATCATAAAGGTTAGCACTTACGTTACTTTGAGCGGTTTTTGGAATACCCGCATAAGTAGCGTCAAACGCTGAATTATCCAATTTCGGAATGAAATAGAACAATTTACCAATAGGTAAGTTTAATGCTTGAACCGAAACGATTTCGTTAGCTAATAATTTTGAGAATACTCTTCTCACGATTGGGAATACCACAGTTTCGAAAGAACCTTCGTTACCTAAAGCAACTGATTCGTTAAGCATGTGTGATGCTTGGTTTTCAAATAATTGTGCGATATTCTCTTTTCTGTGACCAGCAAGACCTTCTAATAGTCCTAAGCTGTCCCATCTGTTAATTACGTCAGTACGTACAGCCTTTAAGTGATTTAAGCTTACGTTACCAACTTTTCCTGATTCTAATAATGCTCCCATTTTAGTATTTTTTAAGTTTGTTTTTAATTTTATTATTTAATTTTTCCGATGATATCCAACATTCTTGATAATTGTGGATTCTGATAAGCGGTTGATTCATTTAATTTTGAAGAACCACTCGCTTTTGGTGTTTCCATAATTTTGTCTTCAATCACCTGTTTTGTTGCTGTTTTGCCAGAAACTAACTGATCTTGCAAACTGTTAAAGATTTCTCTTGATTCGTTTAAGTTTTTAGCTGAATCGAATCTTTTAAGGATGTTTAATTTCTCGTCCTTAGTTGTAGAGTTTTCAGTAATCAATTTGATTGCATAAGTTAAGTTTGATGAGAACAAAGCAACTTCTTGTAATTGCGACTTAAGATTTTTAATAGCTGATTTATATTCAGTTTCAGAACCTTTAAATTCTTCTGCTAAAGTTTTGAAGCTATCCAACTCTTTTGTCTTTTTATTATTTTCAGCCACTGCTTCTTGGTATTTTTTTCTCATTACCACCAAGCTTTCATGTAACTCTTTTTCTTTGTTTTTGTTTCCAGCCGTATCTTGTGTACTTTCGTGGATATCTTTCGTAGCCGCATTTTTAATAACACCGTTTTCTTTAGCTGGTTCCTCAAGTTTTTTCTCACCTGTTGGAACTGATCCACCTTTAGTAGACATGTGTTTGGTAGCCGCATTTTTAATCACACCATTTTCTTTAGCGGGTTCTTCAAGTTTACTTTCACCTGTTGGAACTGATCCACCTTTGTTTACGATGTGAGCTGTAGCTTCCTTAGCAACTTCGTTAAGATCCTCTTCTGAGATTTCAACCTCATACACTGGCTCTTCTTCTAAGTCAACCATTTCATCGACAACTTTCCCAAATTGTTTGTCAAGTTCCGCCTTCTGGGGTTTGTACGATTTCGATCTCGTCAGCAGGTTCCATAAGGTCGAAATGTTTAATAACGTCCTCATCTGACTTGTCGGTTAAGTCGATAACCTCTTCACCATCTTGTGGCTCAGTAGGCATATCACCCATACCGTCTGCATCATTATTTGCTGTTTGATCACCTGGTAGATTATCACCAGGCATGTCATCTGTTAACTCTTCGTCATTAACTTCCTCTAGGTTGTTTTTGACAATTTCTTCTAATTCTTCTTTAAGAGTGCTTTTCAACGCATGATTAGCGTTTTTAGAAACGGCTTCTCTTAGTTCTTGAATTTCAGCTAGAGTTTCTGCTAAAATATTTGTTTTGCTCATGTTTTAATTTATTAAAAAATTATTATGATATATTATCTTAGTAATAAATACTATGAAAATATCGAAAGAGCAAAAAAATTTAAAAAAATATTCCCAATACGCTATATTGTACTGGGCCTAAACAAAAAAAACCACCCGATATGGATGGTTTTTAACGTCTTTTTTTCTTAGTTTTTATTCAGCGTTGATGTCAACTCCTTGTGGAAGGATAACTCTAACAATTTTAGATTCATCGATTTTTAAGATTCTAAAATCACCCATTGTTCCCTCAAGATCCTTGATTACAGAGGCTTCTGCATCAGTAACTGAGATTGCTTTGGTAAGATAATTTTCTTTAATCTTTTTGATTTTACCCGTTTGCTCGTCTTCAACAACGAATTGAATTGTAACTGTGTACCAATAGTAAGTTTTCATAAAAAATATTTTTTAACTGTTATAATAGTAGTAAAAATTTTTTATAAAAGCAACTTAAAATTTCAAAAATTTATTAAGATTTGCCAAAAAATCGTTCTCTTCTGGTGCGGTACTCTCCTCAATTTCCTTTGGCTCATTTAAAACCTCATCATATTTTTTAAAGTCTTGTGGATCTTTATAAAGATAGGAGCCTGGTGTAGATGGGGATGAAACGATATCCCAACAGATTAATTCGAAGTCACTTTGTACAACATTTTTACCACCAACTTTTTTAAGACTACCAACACCTCTTGAAGAGATGCCTAATGTCATACCATAACTTAGGTAATGTGCGACTAAATCACCATTACAAGATATAATACCACCTCTCCTAAAGCCTTCAGATACTAATATCTCTAGTTTACCAATAAGAACATTATCTTTCCAGAACATATCAACTATTCTGTGTGGCGAACCACCTTTTAACGAAATAACAGATTCTTGTGGGTGATCCAATTCATGAAAACTAGAATTGCGAGCAATAACTTCTCTATATCTTTCAACTTCTCTTCTCAAAATGTCTTCTGGATACACTCGGCCATTTCTATTCTCAACACCATATTTTTGTAATGTAGCGTAATAGTATATGGGTCCAGATAAATCTATTGGACCCCTACTAATTTCTTCATTTATAATTTGTCCTTGTAATACCTCAGATACTGAACCAGCATCACCTTCAATTAAGATACCAAAACCTTCTTCGTTTTCTTTTAATATTTTTATACCCATTTTAATAGATTATATTACATAAATATAATGAAAACAAGTTAAGTGTCGACTTAATCCTCAGAAAGATTAAATCCCATTCTTTCATCAGCAATTTTTTTGTTTTTTAATCGCTTAATGGTTTCATCATATGGATTTTTAAGGATATACAACGAAATAAAAGTTTCTTTAAGATGGGCCATAGTATAACCATTGGTGTCTTTAACTAATTTATCAATATCATAAAGCTTTTGATCCTCTTTATCTAATATCCCAGTAAAGTAAATCTTTCTATCCTCAGTTGTTGGTTTTTCTATTTTATATTTCTTATCAAATCTAGATGGTCTATCTTTAATCCTAGCTGGTATTTTTTCCAGATTGTTTGTGGTTGCCACATAAACAACATTATCAATTGAGTTTAAACCGTCAAGAAAGTTTAAGAAAACTTCTTCACCAAACTTTTCGATCACAAGATCAATATCTTCAATAATACAAAGTAACGGTCTGGTTTTTTCAACTTTCCTAACCAATTTAGCCAATTCAACCCAATTAAAAGGGTTATCAAAATAAATCGATAAACCATTATATTCTTTTAATTTATCGACCAAAAGGTAAATTAATGATGTTTTACCACAACCTGGATCACCGTGTAAGATAATACCTCTCTTTGGTGTTAAGTTATATTTTTTAAACCTATCAACATTGTCCCAAAAATTAATTAAATCATTAATGATCTCATTGTGTGGTAAAGAAGGTAGGTGAAAGAATTCATCACTCTTATAACTTAGTTTAGAAACACCAAAACCATTACCATCGTTATATATCATGCTATATAACCCAGATTCAACAGTAGCGACTGTCTTAAAATTAAAAAAGAAATCAGTATTGTTTATTGTGTACCACGATTCGATTGATGGGTATATCTTCTCTAAGTGGTCTTTAAGCATTTCTTGTCCCTCTTCTGGTGACATCTCATATAATTCTTCTTGATCTAGCATTTGATTTTTTTGAAAAGTAATTTAGTTTATTCTGTTCTAAAGATTCCACTATAAGATTAGATAGTTCTTGCATTTTTTTAAACATTAAAGTAGAATTAAATTTTAATTTTTCTTTAGGGTATACTGTTAATTCAATGAACATAAAACTTTTTTTATCTGATGACATACCAGATGCTCTTAAGTCTAGATCAACAATAAAATTTTCGTTAAACGTTGTTACGTCAATATTATCCTTTATTTTGACAATAATCTGTCTTCTCATTATTCTAATGTATGAATCGTAGTTGTCTATCTCTTTGGGTTGGACCCATGATTCAACATTTAGATACACAGCGTTTAATTTAACAGCATCAATTGTACCGTATTTAACTCGAAATCTCTCGTCTGTAAAGAGTTTCTTTTCTTTCCCAAATTTGCATTGCATTTTGTTTCTTCATGTTTTAGTATATTTTATTTTTTTCTTATTATAATAATAAGAAAAAATGTTCATTAAAGCAAATTTCAGATATTTATAATTAAACACACATATTATGAAAATAGGAGACATCAAAAAATGGTCTTTCGGTGAAATGACATCGAACCCAGACGGAAAAACATCTGTAACATCAACATCAGGCTTTATCATCGTTATGATTGGCTGCTTATCATTCTTATTGGGGGTGATTGATAAAATGTTCATTGACAAAAGTATGGACGTAATTAACCAAGCGGTGGCTTTTACCATGATTGGCGCTGCTTTAATCGGTTATAAAAACTATACGGGTCACAAAGTATCAATAGCAAAATCAAATGCTGAAGCTTCGGCTAATGAGGTTGATACTACGGTTGAGGAAACCAAATAAGATATTCCGCTATAAGCGGTGTTTTAGGACCGTTCCAGTTATGGAACAAAAAAAGCCAGGATTCGCTACCCTGGCTTTACTTTTTATGGTAAAATGTGTTTTTTATTCGAAACTTTTCTTTAAATCAAGAACATTATCAATAACATCTAAAGATGGTTTTTGATTTTTCATCTCATTTAACTTTGATCTGACTTCTAACAGTTTTTTAACAACAATAATATCATCAGATTTATTTATTGTTTCCTCAACCACGTTTTGTGTGCTTTCGATCAATGTTGCGTAATAGCTATTAATAGCCGATTCATCGTTTTCAGCGAATAAATTTAAAACTTTAACTTGCTCCTCATTTAATTTTGAAATTTTATCAGATAAACTTTCATTGATCTTGTCAATTGATTCTTTTATTGAAACAATATTCTCATCAACTCTAGTTAAATGCTTAATTAAGTTTGTTTTATATTTAACCTTATCAATAAGCGATAATTTTTTATTAAAGATTAATTGGTCGATGCTCTCAT